AACTTCTAAGGTCATTATCGTTTCTACACCAAACGGTATGAATCTATTTTATCGAATGTGGACAAAGGCCGTTGAAAAGTTAAGTGACTATGTGCCTATTGAAATTCACTGGTCTATGGTACCCGGCAGAGACGCCCAGTGGGCAGAAGAAACTATCCGTAATACTAGTCAAAGACAATTTGACCAAGAGTTTGGTTGTGAGTTCCTAGGTTCATCTAATACACTTATTGCTGGTTCTAAACTGGCATCATTGGCCATTAAGAATCCTATTGAGAGTAGAGATTTATTGGACATATATGAGTTACCACAACCTAAACACACCTATGTAATGTGTGTAGATGTGGCCGAGGGACAAGGACTAGATTACTCTACATTCTCCATCTTTGACGTTACAGAAATACCATATAGGCAGGTTGCTAAATACCGTAACAACGAAATTAGTCCAATGCTTTTTCCGGCAGTCATATACTCGGCTGCTATGAGATATAACGAAGCATTTGTCCTTGTGGAAATTAACTCTATCGGATTACAGGTAGCAGACATTCTACACTTTGAGTTGAACTATGAGAACCTTCTAAAGTTTCAAATAAAAGGTAAACAAGGTGTTCAGGCTTCTGGCGGTTTTGCTGGTAAAAACAAACTTGCATTTGGTTTGAAGATTAGTCCTCAGACTAAAATGATTGGGTGTTCTAACCTAAAAACATTGATTGAGTCGGATAAACTTATTATCAATGACGAACACACAATCTCAGAACTATATTCTTTCTCGGCTGATAAGAAATCTTTTAGGGCCGAAGAAGGTAGTAACGACGACCTTGCAATGACATTGGTTCATTTTGGTTGGCTTACTGCACAAAAACTATTTAAAGAAACCGTATCTAATGACATTAGGTTCGTTTTGCAATCCGAGCAAGCATATTTGCAAGATGTGGAAAATGTACCTTTTGGATTTATTGATAACGGACTAAATGATACTGTGGAAAAAGATGCCAATGGTGATTTATGGAGTCGTGACCGAGAACAATTATATCCATTTGATGATTTCAACTATAGTTGGAACAGTCGCCTATAAGTTCTGAAAAACATCAAAACAATAAATAAAGGTTGTAATGGAATCTCTATACCATTCAACCCACAAAGGAGTAAAAAATGGCATATCAACTTTCCCCAGGTGTGAACTGGTCTGAAATTGACTTAACGACCATCGTTCCATCCGTATCTACTACAGTAGGGGCACTTGCCGGTGAATTTGATTGGGGTCCAATTAATGAAATTCGTGCTATCGGAAGCGAACTAGAGTTAGTTCGTTATTTCGGTAAACCTTCTGCTAACACAAGCAGATCCTTCCAGGCCCAATCATTCTTTACCGCTGCTAACTTCTTAGGCTATGCTCAGAGTCTAATGCTTGTTCGTGCAGCAAACACGGCAATCTCTAAAAATTCTACATCTGGTTCATCACCTGTTCTTATTAGAAACAAGGATGACTATGAACTTAACCACATTCCAAACATTAACAGTGGATTAGGTGCAGCTTACGGCATGTTTGCTGCTCGTTATGCTGGTGATTTAGGTAACAGCATCAAGGTTTCACTTTGGGCATCTGCTAATGCTACCGCATTTTCTTCATGGGAATATGCTGGTAACTTTTCTAGTGTTCCAGGAACATCAACATATGCTTCACAGCCTGGTGTAAATGGTGCTAATGATGAAATGCATATTGTTGTCGTTGATGCTAATGGTGCTTTTGGTCTTGCTAATAGTATCCTTGAAAAGTATTCATTCTTGTCAAAAGCAGTTGATGCTAAGACAGATGATGGTTCTTCTAACTATTATGTCAATATTATTAATGACCAGTCAGAGTTTATCTATATTCTACACCATGCTCTAGACTCAACAGGTAATACAGATACCACAACATGGGGCCGTGTTGCTAGTAATACAACATTTGCTCAAGGCAACAATCACTTTACAAAGGTTCTATCTGGCGGCGCCCTTGGTGCACCAACAAATGGTGACCTTATTCAAGCATTTGATAGATTTGTTTCCGTTGAAGATAATGATATTTCACTAATTATGACCGGCGGATCCTCTCAGTCGGTTTCCGAGCATGTTGTCGATAATATTGCTGAGGTTCGTAAAGATTGTGTTGCATTTGTATCGCCTCTTTATGAAGATGCAGTTAATAACGACGGTCTAGAAGCAACGGATATTGCTACTTATCGTAACTTATTTAATTCTTCATCTTATGCCTTTATGGATTGTGCATGGAAGAAGCAGTTCGACAAGTATAACAATATCTATCGTTGGATTCCTCTAAACGGCGATATTGCTGGTCTATGTGCCCGCACAGACTTTGAAAGAGACGCATGGTTCTCACCAGCAGGTTTCAATCGTGGTCAGGTTAAGAACGTTGTAAAACTTTCTTGGAATCCAACCAAGGCAGAAAGAGACATTCTCTACAAGTCTGGTGTTAATCCAGTTGTTAACTTTAAGGGTGAAGGAACCATTCTATATGGTGATAAAACTCTTCTTGCTAAGCCATCTGCATTTGACCGTATTAACGTTCGCAGATTGTTTATTGTCCTTGAAAAGGCAATCGCAAAGGCTGCTAAGTATTCTCTCTTCGAGTTTAACGATGAGTTTACAAGAGCCCAGTTTATCGCATTAGTTGAGCCATACCTACGTGATATTAAAGGTCGCCGTGGTATCTATGATTTCCGTGTTGTCTGCGATGACAGCAATAATACACCTGAGGTCGTGGATCGCAACGAATTTGTTGGAGATATCTATATCAAGCCAGCACGTTCAATCAACTTTATTCAGCTAAACTTTGTGGCTGTTAGAACTGGCGTTGCCTTCTCCGAAGTTGTCGGTAAGTTCTAATAAATAAGACAGATAAAGGAGAAAAAACAAATGGCATTTAATGTCCAAGATTTTAGAGCAACAATGCAGTTCGATGGAGCAAGGCCTACATTATTTGATGTGACCATGACGTTTCCAATCCTCGTTGGTACCGGTGGTACTGCACCAGGAACATTTGGTAGCGCCGCACAGCAGGTCACATTTAAGGCCCGTTCAACATCACTACCAGGGGATAGCGTTTCTGCTATCCCACTCAACTACTTTGGTCGTGAGATTAAGGTAGCTGGTAACAGAACCTTCCCTGACTGGTCCTTCACCGTTATTAACGATGAGGACTTTGTTATCCGTAATGCTTTCGAGCGTTGGATGTCAGGCATCAATTCTCACATTAGCAACCTACGTGCCCTTCCTTTCGTAACAGCGGAAGGTGGATATCAGCAGGATGCTTATGTTAGACAGTATGCTAAGACAGGTCAGTTAATCAAGGCATATAAGGTTGTTGGTGCGTTTCCTACTGACGTTTCTGCAATCGACCTTGATTGGGGTTCAACCGACCAAGTTGAAGAGTTCGCTGTAACTTTCGCCTACCAATGGTGGGAGTCACTAGAAACTACAGAAACTTCATCTTCACCATTCACCTACCAGACATTCTAAATATAAAGATAACCACGGGGAGAAATCCCCGTGGACTCCTATTGCATAAAGGATAATAAAGTGAAATTATTTGGTTTTCAAATTGGTGGTGATGATACTGATAAAAGAAAACAGCAAGAACAGGATGTAAAGAACAAAACATTCACACTGCCTCAGAACGAGGACGGTGCTGTAACTGTTGCTGGCGCCGGTTATTATGGAACATATGTTGACCTTGACGGTACTTTCCGTAACGAAACCCAACTAATCACTAAGTATAGAGAAATGGCCATTCAACCAGAGTTGGAAACGGCCGTTGATGAAATTGTTAACGAAGCCATTGTTCACGAAGATGATGGACAATCGGTTGAGATTAATACAGACAAAACCAAACTACCAGAAAATATCAAGAAAAGAATCCAAGAAGAGTTCGAGTATGTTCTTAAACTACTGAACTTTGGTAATATGGGCCATGAAATCTTCCGTAGATGGTATATCGATGGACGTTTGTTCTACCATATCGTTATTGACGAAACTAATCCACAGAACGGTATCATAGAACTAAAATATATCGACCCTCGCCGTATTAGAAAAATCCGTGAAATCCAGAAGATGAAAGATTCTAATACAGGTATTGAACTAATCAAAAGACAGGTAGAGTATTATCTTTATAATGAAAAAGGTATGATTGGCGCAGGTACAAATCTCGGTGCTAAGATTTCCGTTGACTCTATCGTAAACATAAATTCTGGTATCATGGATCCAAAGCAGACCATGGTGCTATCATATCTTCATAAGGCCATCAAACCACTTAATAACCTACGCATGATTGAAGATGCCACGGTTATTTACCGTCTTTCCAGAGCACCAGAGCGTCGTGTATTCTATGTTGACGTTGGTAATATGCCAACCGTCAAGGCAGAGCAATACCTACGTGATATTATGGTAAAGTATCGTAACAAGTTGGTTTACGATTCCAATACTGGTGAAATCAAAGACGACCGTAAACATCTATCTATGCTTGAGGACTTTTGGTTACCACGCCGTGAAGGTTCTAAAGGTAC